TTAGCAACATCAGCCTTTATATCACTGTTTCCCATATACAAGTAATATTACTAATAATCGGAACTCTTCAATTATCCTATAGAACAACCCTTTCATGACTGTAATACTTGATGAATACAATTTTCCACAATAAGATTCCATGTACCTGTTGTGTCACATTCTTCTTCATGTGGGAACATTAAGATTACTTTATTAACTTGTTCAGTAGTTAATTTTTTCTTGATGCTATTAGCTACTACTACTACATCAATTTCAGATATATTACTTATCATAACTTATTGTATTAAATTTTCCATGTTCAGACCCTGGTCTTCCATTAATTCTCCAATCATTTCAAATACTCTATCTAGAGTTTCTTGACCTGATAAATTATCAAAATCAATCATATACTCTATTTTTCTTTTTACATTGACTTTTAGTTCCCACAGTACTAAAGCCATACCAAGAGCATTACTCATTCTTTTATGATCCATCATATCTTCTGGATCATTCATGTCAAACACAAATGTTGCTTTCATACTCTTTTATTTAAATAATTATAATTTCTAATATGTGTGATTCCAGTTTCTTCACTACATAAACCACATTCTCCAATAAAGAATGTACAGATCTGTGCTTTATCTTTCTGTTCTTCTGTAAGATATTTTACTCCACATTTTACACAGACATAATCAGATTTTTTATTCTTCTTCTTTGTCATAAATTTCTTTTTCTTCAGGACTAAGTTCTTCATATTTAGGTATAACATAACCAATAATCATTTCATTTTCAGTATAATATTCTTGATTTTTATAACCAAAACAAATACGGTTAGTTTCAAGTTGTATACTTCTTTCTCTTTCAAGTTGCATTTTAGATTCATTACTAAAATACTCTTCATTATACTTTCTTTTTTTAAGAATAAGTATTATCAAAAGATACAATTCTGAATCTTTTTCAAGTTTCATAAGTGTATTGAGTAGTGCATTAGTTGTATACCTACAATAATCAATTTGATAAAACTCATTTTTTGTTTTCATATCAACTTTTTATGTTTATAACAATCTATACATATGTGATACCCAGGATTTACACTTGGTACATATGTGTGTTTACAAAACAATCTTTTAATTTTTTTCCACATTTTCTTTTAGTTTTAAGTTAATAGCTTTTTCTAAATCTTTGAAGCTAAATCTATGCTTTTCAGGATCATTGTTAGGTCTTGCAATGTAGTTATTCCAAACTTCTACTGCAATTTCATGCGCTGTGTCCATAATTACTTGATATTACTTAATGGATAACAATCTTCAGTACAAGCATCTAATTCATCTATGCTATAACTAGAATCTTTATTTTGTTTTTCATACATTGCTTCTATTTTAGCTTTTAATGCAGCTTCTACGTGCATTTTAGCAAATTCAATCATTACCATTTCATTGAAATCAATCCATGAGATTGTTGGGTCACTTTCATTATGCCTTTTTCTGCAAAATTCTTTTGCTGTTGGTATCTGTTCCATACTATTTCTTTTTAAATTGTTTTCCAAAAGTATATCCTACATAAAACCATAAGACAAAACCTATATGAATTATTAATAATGTTAGTGTAGTCATAACTATTTCTTTTTAAAGTGACCTAACCGCACGCACATAGCTCGCGTTGTTCTTATTGGTGTAGTTGGCAATCCCATCGAAGAAGTAGAAGTACCACGCGAGGTTGTGGTTGAACTCCGTACTACTCCAATATACACCTTCAGTAATTACTTTGTTATTGCGCATAATAAAGCATTCCTCAATGGTTGGTAATCTCCAATCATCCCCTAAACTTTTTGCATATGCTACTGCATCATCCCATTTTAATTTATCATTTGACATGATAAGGTCCACTTCAAACTTATAATTCTTTTCTACAATTACAGGTTCAACTTTTTTTCTTAATTCTTTAGGAACATATACTATTCCATTTATTACTACTTCCATACTATTTATTTTTAAATTGTTCAAACCATTCTTCAAAAGTAGTATCACTTTCTCTACCTTGATATAATCTACCAACATGAAAAGATTTTCTTAAATCTTCCTCACTATACATTCTTTTAGCTTGCCATTTAGCACCAGCAATCCAATTATCTGTTTTACATAGATTTGGGTCAGCAAGATTACCAGCAGCTTCTTCTAATGTTTCTTGTTTCATATTATTTCTTTTTAAGTATTAAACACCCATTTTTATCTAGATACGGTATCTGATTAGGATTGTTACATCCCTCTTCATCACACCCAAATTCCAATCCACATTTATAAGTGTCTGATGGATGAGGACATACCATATCAATCTCAACCTCTATTTCTGTTGGTTGTTGTAGTGATTGGATTAATATGTCGTAATGTTCATTATATGTTTTTTCAGATTCTAATGTTTCATAACCAGCTTCAAATGCTTTCATTATATCTTCAACAGTAAACAACTTATCTTTATTAAGTTCCATTGCTTTGTTGAAGCCTTCTATATATGCACTAACAGCCAAGTTATGTTCATGTTCTCTATGTTTTGGCTTAATCACTATATATTCATCAGCCAACTTCTCAACATCAACAACTCCAAATATCTCATCACAGTTTTGTTTGGATAATCTTTTATATGGTGACTCTTGAGTTGTAGCTACACAGCTATCATCTTCTCCATAGAGTTTATACTCCTCACCTAGTTTCATTAAAATCATAATGGTTTAGTTTAAAATATATATCTTATTGTGTTCCAGGGTAATATCTCCTGGTGTAATTTTTTAAACTCCTCAATATAATGTGCTTTAAGAGCATATTTATACCTCAAGTTAGCACCTCCATACTGAGATATTTTCTTCTCTTGTATTTCTGGTTTCCAAAGCAAACTTTCTCCGGGAAGATTATTAGCAAGATTAGCATAATGCTTATCTACATTGTGAGTTAAAAATATTACTTCAGCTTTTACTCTGCTATCAGCCCAACCATTCATTGAGGCCATTGCTTTAATATCCATAAATAAATTTTCATATTTTAGTCCCCAACCTTCAAAACCTTCCTCTACAATAACAGGACTAAAGTTTAAATGAACCTCATAACCCGCATTAAGAAACCATCTTACAGCAGCAAGCCTATCAATAATATGATCAGTTCCTGGTTCAAGCTGTTGTCTATATTCTTCAGGCATCATACTGAATCTAATTCTTACCTTACCTTGAGGATTAAAAGTTAAGAACTTTTCATTGACATACTTAGTAGCAAATGATGCCATAGCTCTTGGATGTAAGATAAAGAAATCAAAGATTCTCTCCCACTGATGGTATTTAGCATGTAGAGCAAAGTCTTCATTGCAAGAGATATCATAAGTGATATACTCTTCATGTGTTTGATTTGGTTTTTCCACATCAGCAAACCATGCATGATCACTGATAGCTGTTAATATATCTCCATGATTTTTAGCAATAGATAAACCTGTAGGTTTATTTCTTTTCATGTAGCAGTAACTACAGTTATATAAACAGCCGTGCCCAAAGGACGGTGAAATATAATCTGTAGATCTGCCACTGGGTCTAATAAGCATTGACTTTCTAGACACCTGTGTAACTAAACTCATTAAATCAATCTGTTAATTCTTGATACTCTTTGAAATATTTTCCTAAATATTCACTGTAACCAGCATGAGCATAGCTTCTGTCAATATGTAATAAGTATTGAGCTCTTGTCATTTTATGTCCTCCTACAAATTCTAAGTATAATTTGTAATCAAGTACACTATGCTGCCATTTTTCAAAATGTGCAAAACCTTTCTTGCTTCCCAAACTTTTAGTAGGTCTTACTCTAGGATGTCTCATACCAAATAAATTATTATTTGTTTTAAACAAGTTACTACACATGTTACTTTCTTGCCGTACAATAGCATATGCTATCTCAGGATGATGTATATTCTTTTCTAGAATATAACTTACTAGTAGTTCTCTATCTAATTTAGAACTATCTACTGCTACTACATCTGTAGTATCTTTAATCACTTTCTTTACAACCTTAATTTTTTTATTTTCACTTTTCCCTAAGCTTACTAAACCAGTTGTAAATACTGCAATCATCACAAACATTACTGTTACTCTCATATACATATTTTTTAAAAATGCAGGAATCCCACCTGCTATACCCTGTTGTAATCCGCAAGGCTTAGAGCTACTTATTCACTCCCGTGTAGTCAGAACAGGACTTGAACCTGTCTTTGAGCCCCATGACAGAGCTTACGGAGTAATTACACTTACTCATCTCTAGGGATGTGAACCCATTCCGTATTGGATAAACCTTATTCCACCACCTGACTAAATACCACTTACTAAAAATACCGCTGCGGCAAACTTCAGTGGTTATACATACACATATCTAAATTTACACAGCATCTTATAGAGTAAACTCTATTGTGGAATCCATTTTTGAATGTGTAGTATAGTTTGTTTTAACTTGCAGAGGTTGGTGTCCGTATTTATATCCTAAGAGATAATCCATAGACGTGAGTAGCAAGATGCAATCTCTCCCATTAACCAGCGAAGTTGTAGTCAGGGCCTGATTCGAACAGGCTCAAAGGACCGCTCCTTTATTAGTCACACAAAGTAATTACTCCTTGCTTTACCTACCGTATAATGCTTAAGTTAACATCCACATTATCAAAGTTATTCCATTAACACCTGACTATAAATAACAGGAAGCACCTGTTCAGATTGTGTGAAGCACTAACACATTTTTGGAACTTAATCCGAGCAGCTACCCATGCCTTTGAGTCAATCTGTAAGAGGTATTTCTACCTTAGCATCTGATAAAGCTCACATGCAAACTTTGAAGTTGAGAGCTTCTATGTTGTGTAGAACCATTCATTATCTACCGTAATTTGCATCTTCCTTTCTCAAGGGAACAAAACATTTTTTAGACTTTTTTTCTTTTTCATCAAGCTTGTTGAAATACTCAAGCCTCTCTGCTATCTTCTTGTTTACCAGTTGATTGTTGTCTGGCATAGTGTTCTCCTTCTTCATTTTCTTTTTGTTTTAGAATATCAAGAGCTTCTCCAAGAGATAAACCATCAGGTGTAACACCAGAGTTTATCAGATCCATGTAGATCTGTTTAATCTTCCCCATTTTGTGTACCTCTCATGATTGCACCAATAATACCTTTAAAAGGATCATTTTCTTCTTTACCAAGTCTATGACCAACTAAAAAACATACAAATGCAAGCTCATTAGGATGTGTTACACCTTTACTTGCTTCAGCAAGTATATTTGTTATAGACTCATGAGCACAAGCTGTTTTTGTTATTGCATACAACTCACTTTTTCTTTCAGGTGTAATACCTAATGTACCTGTGATAGTATCATCTGCATCATCAATAATCTTAACTGTAAGATAGTCTTGGTAATCAGGTAAAACTATTGTTGTTTCTTTTTTACTAAATAATTGAGAGATCCAACTCTTCTTCTTTGACTGTGATTTCTTGTTTTTCATAAATTTCTAAAGGTATAAAGCGTGAAGCACTATAATATTCATACGGAAAAGAATCTGGAGAAAGAGACACTTCCTCCAATTCAAATCCTAATTCATTGCCCATAAGTGCTAATTGAACAATTTGTTTTACAGTATATACATTACCTTGAACTATCCATTCTGTAAGAGGAATCTTACCTGGTTTATTCTTGTCATTAATACAAACTACTTTAAGCATACTCTTTTATTTCAGATTTTAACTCCATCTGTTCTAAAGATGTGTTAATCTCTAACATATCCATATAATTACCAGATACAATATCTACTGAACCTTTACCATCTGCTATAAGCGCGCATTGTTCTGCTTGATGGGCATCATGATTACAAAATCTAATTAAGCATGCAATAACATATAAGAAATCATGGTGATCATCATTATGCAAAACAATCTTGTGTGTTTTAGTATCTTCCATATTATAATTTATGGAATTTTTTTCAGTATCCAACATTAATATATTACATTAAATGTTTTGTAAGTTACTTTAGTTTGGTCAAATCCTTCTAAAGCTTGCTTAACCCAATGTTCATCAATAGTATTTTTATAACATAAAATATGTACTACTGCTGTCTCATCTGGATTAAGTCTCAATAATCTACCAATTCTTTGGGCAGACTTTCTCTCATTACCATAAGCATGAAGAATAATACCTTGTCTAAGATCAGGAATATTAACACCTTCACTCAACTGATGAACAGTAGAAAGACAGTTAATCTTACCTTCTTTAAACCAAGTTAAACAATCTTCACTTTCTTTATTACCACTATGGTAAGAGTAAGGAGATAATAAATCTGCTTGCTCCTGTGTATTTGCAAAGACAATAACTTTATTCTTCTGAGTAATGCTTGCTAATAATTTCTTAGTGTATCTTTCTTTACTAGGATACTCCATAAGAGCGCGCATTCTCATGACTCTGAGCATTTGTAATTGACCAGCACCAGACTCAACTCTTTGAGACCAATACTGATAATTTAATTTCTCTGAGGTCAGGAAACTGTTATTCTTATTCTTTACTAAATAATCTTTCTTATCGGACAACTCTACCATATGAACAAATATCTTATAATCATTTAAGATATTATTCTCTACTGCATCATCAGCTTGGAAAGAATATACAACAGGACAGAAATCATTTACCATTCTACCCTTTTCAGAGCCATGGTGTTTAGGAGGAGTACCAGTAAGACCCAGTATCTTTCCTTTGTAGTTCTCTAAGAAGAATCTATGTGAATCCAAAAGACTGTGTACTTCATCCAAATAAACAATATCATAATCATTAGGATCATGTTTGTTTATGCTTAGATA